CAGATCCCCGTAATTACTACAGAATTATTGGCGCAATTGTATGGCACTGAAACAGTCAATATAAAAATGAATTTTTCCCGTAACTCTGCGCGATTTGTACAGGGAAAACATTTCTTTAAGTTGGAAGGGAATGAACTACGTGAGTTTAAGCACAGACTATCTTTAAGCGAGTCTGTTAGCCGCGAGGTAACAGAAAGTTACTCTGTGAAAATCGCCCGCAATGTTCGCTCCCTCATCCTCTGGACAGAACGCGGCGCAGCCCGTCACGCAAAAATGCTCGAAACCGATCAGGCGTGGGAAGTGTTCGAAAAACTGGAAGACTGCTATTTCAGCCAGGGAAAAACAGCACCAACCGAACAGCAGCCGCAGATTCAGCCACAATTCACAGCCGAGGAAATCATCCTCCTTTGCTACATGCAGCTCTGGATGGAAAAAGCCCAGGACCTTAGCAAGCAGCTGTACCCCATAATGAAAGAGCTGAACTCCTCATACACGAACAAGCTGTATGACATTGCGTTTGAGACCATCTACATGGTGACGAAGAACAGAGACGCGCTACTAAGGGAGGTAACACGTCTCGACATGTCAAGTTCCGTTATCCAGCGGGCCATGCCAATGCTGAAAAGCCTGCGGGCAAGACAATTTGAATTCTGATACCAAAGGAGCTTCGGCTCCTTTTTTTATACCTGAACGACAACGCCGCTGAAATCGAAGAGTTAATACAATAAAGAGAAGAGCTCAGTACATTAGATAAACATTTTTTATCATTATCTCATTGCCTTTATTCAAAAAAATAGTTACATAACGTTACTAGGTAAAATGCAAACCCTCGCTATTTTTATCAGATTGTATGCCGGTAACTATAACAAAAATCAGAACTGGAGAAGATGTTTTGTCAGCAGCCATTCACCGCATTGAATGGTTGTTTGAAACATTCTCTTCTGTATGTTTATCTTTTTCTGGCGGTAAAGATTCCACTGTACTTTTCCATCTTGTAGCCGAAGTGGCCTACAGGAAGAAACGTCGTTTTTCTGTATTGTTCATTGACTGGGAAGCCCAGTATCAATGCACCATTGATCATATACAGAAGATGCGGATGATGTACCAAGATGTAAC